CAGTCTCTTGACGGAGTAGGTTATCCGGAGAAGTTGACACGCGTCTCTCTTACTTTCAATCGCAAGCGTGGTCGTTGGGCTGTCAACATGGATGCTCGTATATTCAGCGTCAATCCACAAATGAAAGTACCTGTCGCACCTACACCATCTATGTTTGACATTGACCCCTTTATTGGAACTGTTGATAGAGCAGAGTGTTTTGATTTGGTTATTTGGGCGGCGCACAACCCCCACAAAGAAGCAGAGAGCAGTTATGAGACCGTGATGGTCGGAGAGCATGAGGGTGAGGTGAACCTACCCACATGCCTCAACCGAGCCATCCGTGTCAGCAACCCTCCGCATCATGTGAGAGTCGCTCTCGTTCAAGAAATGGCCCGACAGTTGCGTTGGTATGCAGACCCTACTGAATTACCTCATGAAGAAAAGATGGGGATTGCCAAGATTATTTCGCAGTATATTTCCGGTCTCAAATGGTCCGACTACAATGAAGCAGTCACGAGCAAGTATGTGAGGGGCATGATGGATTACAAAAACGCCCCTTCTCCTTCTTGGTATCGCAAGCACAACTTGTGTACGGGGAATGGGTGTTGGTATTGCGCTTAGATGAAGAAGTGGTCGACATGGTCCGTAGGGCCGAGAGAGTCAAGGTCGCTTGGGAACGAAGTTATCAGCAGTGCGATAAAAATGACAAGAAGCAACTTGCCACTCATGTTAGGAATATAAACGCTTTGCGAGGAGTTGTAAAGGGACTACATTGGGTCTTGGGGCGAGACGACAGCCCACTATCTTAAATACCCTCTCTATCATCGCAACAGCATGATATACGCAGACGACCGCGAAAATGAGAAGTTGCTCCACAAATTATACATGGCGGCTGGCAACAGAAAGACGGACCCGAAAGGTGATGTGATGGTCAAGAGACTCGCACACGGAGATTACCAAATAGGCGATTGGTTAATTGAGGCTAAGGAAATCAACGACCTCTACCGCACTATTCTTGGGATAGGGCGCAACGGTAGAACAATCAATCATCAGTTGTCGGAGTTGTGCGAGGTTTCCGAGATGCCCTTCCTTGCTATTTATGGCACTCAACTTAAACCATACTTCAAGGGAAGGAAGGCGAAAGCGGCTGAAATGTCAAGAGAGATTGCGAGAATGCACCGAGTTATCAAGTCCTTCAAAATGACAGTCTACTCCCACTTCCCAAATATCCGTGTGATTGAGTTCGCAACAATGGACGATTTCGTAGAGTGGCTTTCGGTATCACATCTTAAGAAACAAATCGGAAAATCACTGACAGTGTCTCGCAGAACGAAGACACTACCTACCGACCCAAGGATGCTTGCTCTCATGGGCGTACAGGGAATAACAGAAGAAATCGCAGAATCATTGTTGAAACAGTACGGTAGCATCCCCAACTTACTGAAAACCAAAGTGCGAATCAAAGACTTGATGAAGATTCGTGGGATTGGGCGTGTGACGGCCCGACGCATCAAGGAACTTAGAAAGGAACTTTGATAAAGCAAATGACCTATGGTCTATTTGTCGGAGGGGGAATCTCCTTCTCTTCTCTTCGGGCCTCCTACCCCCTTCGACACCCTTTTCCATCCGAGTCTTCCTACGAAGACCCAAAATGCTACTTCGAGTAGAATCAAGAGTATTCCCCACTCTAACATCATAACACCTCAATACGGTGTGAACGAATTACTTTGTCCGTTGTTTGGTAGGTTGTATCTACGCATCTTAACTTCTAAATTGTGGATTGTTAGCGTTTGATAACCTGCCGCATCATTACCCTGTGCTGGTTTGCGCTGTACGGTCAATTTAAGGGTGTTATTAGCCACTTCTGCGCCGTTTAGGTATGTGGGTGGCATCAAGGTTATGTTTGCCCTTGTAGAGCCTTGTGGGACTATTTTTGTGAATGACACCGAAGAAGAGGTTTCGAGACATTCAATCGTCGTCGTGACTTCGGCATTTCCCCCGCCTGTTATCGTTTCCAAAGTGATGCTTCCTACGACACTAACAAAGCCTGTGCTTGTATCGTTCGGGACACGGATATTGAGTTGTTGGCTGTGGGTTTCCCCTTGCGCTCCTGTTTCCGGGTCCGTGATTCCTGCGAGAGAAAAGCCGTCACTTGTTGCTATTGCTACACCTTCCGAAGTAGTAGTGGAGCCTTCGACACCGTCGATTGCTCTATCGAACGAAGAGGAGACACCTGTATTCGCAGAACCTAAGACTGACCACGAGCCTCCCGACGAACCTGTATCTGTACGGAAGTTAGCCTTCCCTCGCACCGCACGAATCATACTGTTCGATAGGTGATTCATCCCCATCCCTTCTACTGCTAAAGATGTAGAGGAAGGGTCTGCGTTGCCGATGTTTTGGTTGCTTTGGTTGAATGCCGGTGCTACGCTACCACCAAGCCCGCCTGCGCCTATTGGACCGAATGGTGGTCTTGGTTTAGGTGGGGGTGGCTGTGGTCGAGGCGGAGACTGTGGTCTCGCTGGTCTTGCGAGTACGCTGACGAGAGAGTAGGCGTAGTGCGTCTCGGTCTTTTCGAGATTGAGAATTACCTTTTCCTCGTTTCTCGCAGTCTGCGACCATCTAATGCCCTTAATCACCAAATTCTCGGAAGACATATCTATGTGTGTATCTGTGTATGTGCAAGTAGTCGCAGGGACATAAGCAACATCTCTAACGATGTGTAGTCTCGGAGCGTAGTAGGCCGCTCTCTCTTCTGCCGCCGCACCCATTTCAGCAATACGATTCATGCCGAGAGGGAAGATGGATGAACTGCTTGTGCTTGCATTATGGAGTGTTATTCCATACGAGGACAGGCTTTTATTCCCAACAGAATTATTGCTTCTCAAACGAACTAATTCTCGCAAGTAGTCGATATTTGCAGACACAGTAATGTATGGTTGGTCGCTATCGTAAGAAGAAGGTACTTGGACTTCAAACAAACCGTTGCCTGTTATGGCTACGCTTGTGTTTCCTGCTATTGAAGAAACATCAAGTGTAGGTGGTGTGTTTGCGGCAATTGTTTCGTTAAATACAAAATCATAAAGATGCAATTTAAAGACTGCATCGGTAGAATCACTTCCTCCCGTCACTTCAATGAACATACGCAATTCGTTTGTCGTAGTAGCACTTTGGAAATTTGTCCCTTTGCCTACGCTTACTACTTGAACTGCATTAGCAATACTGTTTGCTCCGTACCAATAATAGTAATCGTTGGTTGCTTTGGTAGAAGCATACTCGAATTCTATGTCAGTATTTTTGTTCGATGGGAAAGTAGTTCCATCATAATAGACACTTAACTTGTAAAGTCCGGTACTTCCGCTAACAGTCACACTGCAAGGCAATTGATACCAGCCTGCCCCACCGCTAACATTGACGGGTGTACCCGAAACGCCATCTAAATCAAATTGGAGAGTTGTATTGCTTTGCGAAATTGTTATAACGCCTGTGACAGTCGTAGGGTCTACTACCGCACTACCACTTGTGCGAACAACTTGAGTCGGCCTAACCCCCCACTCGGAAGGAATATCTTCTTCAACAAGTTGAGCATAGGTTATACCATAAGTGGTTCTCGTGCTGGTAGTTGCTCCGCTATCAAGTGCGTTTTGCATACCACAAAAAGGATGCCCCCCAATAGTATTGCCCCACCATGAAAGGCTTTGTGCGTCATTGTAGTAATTTTTACGGAAAACATCTGCGACATAACCATATCTTCCTTCTCCTAACATGATGTTTTTATCATCGGATTTAGCAATTTCTGCTGTAATGCTAATACGAGGTGTTGATTCTCGGAAGTATTCCTGTTTTGCAAGACTTAAAGCCTCTTCTCGATTAAATAAATCCGGATGATTAAGAACTCTCCATCGCAAGTCTGTTGAAGTAGATGGTGTTGGGAAGTCTACGAAAGCCGAGTTGCCGTTGTAATAGACACGCACATTGGTCACTTTAGAACCTGTTTGCGTATTAAGATTTGACAGTTTTAGATTGCTTCTTGTAAAAGCATATTTTGAATCATACGAGTCACGGAACTCCATGCGATTATCACGGCCCATTAACCAAGAAAGGGATTTAGAAGTATCGCTTAATAAATCGTTGCCGTCTTTTGATTGCATCATAGACAGAATACTCATCATCGTTTGTCCTCTTGCATCGACAGAACTTCCGTAATTTTTACTACCGTTGTTTCTTTGTATAGGCACATTGTTAATATCACTAATACAAGGGAGTGTAGCGTTTGTAGCCCATGAATCTGCGAGATTTAAATTTTGCATAATACGAATTTTATCGTCTGCAAAGTAAGAATTTTGCGAAGGACTTATGACTGTTCCTTCGAGATTAAGGATAAGTCGCAAGCCGTAAAGTGCCGCAGTAGTGTTGTAGACTCTCACTTTATCAAAGTCAGTATCTAATTCTGTTCCTTCTGCTTTAAATTCCTTTGAACTAATAGCAACTTGTGAATTAGAACTGTAAGAAGAAGCAAGTGCTACCAATTGCTCTTTTGCATTTTTAGGTCCGGTCACTACATCAAATGTAGTAATGTAGACATTGTCCAAATAATCATAAACACGCTGTCCAATATGGATAGAGCCTTTACCGTTCCAATAGAAATAATACGGTATTTTTTCCGAATCACTATTTGACCCACCTTCTGCGATAATTGTACCATATCCGGAGGTGTCGAATTGAGTGTTGTCGTCTATGTAGATTTTATCACTACCCACAGTAATGCTTCCTGTAAGAGCAGAAGCGTCATTTTGGAAGTATAGTGAATTTTCGTGTCTTGGGAATAATGTAGCATCGTGACTGTTTTTGTAAGATGAAGTAGCGTCTTTCCAATAACTGTCAATAAGATATGGGAATCCAAAAGTAGGTGTTTCAAAATCACCGAAGTCTGCGATTCCACCGGAAGTGTACCCACTTCTTCCACCACAAGCCATTGTGTTAAGGTTCCAAAATCTTGAAACATCGACAAGCACTACTGCCCCTGCCTTTTCGTCCCAATTTCGCAAGTGAGTTGCGTATGGTTCTTCATTAGAACCTCCTGTAAGTGCAGGCCAAGCGTTGCCTGTAAATGGTTCAACTTCCGAGTCGAATGACCAAACATCTGCATCTTCGCCTATTTTTAATTCTGAAAATACATCGGGGTTTCCATTTGCATCTAATTGGTCTGCAAATGTCAAATTCAATGAATAATTTTCGTTGGTAGGTAGCATTAAGTTGTAATCATTTTTGCGATAACCGCCATCAGCATTTGCTGTACCATCATTTCGCATATCAGCCCAACCTACGAAACAATGCTTATAACCATTTGATTCATCCACTTGTCGCAAATTGTAAATTGTATGTTCGGGTTTCCACTGACGCTTTACTCCTTTTATTCCTTGAAGTCTACAATTGCCATGATAAGCCGTTCCTCCTGTAATTGAACCGGAACTTGCAAAAGTACCGAGAGTCCAATTATTGGAGGCTTCGTAAGTAATGTTAATTTGGTCGGGGTCTGCTCCTGTTCTTGGAAGACCGTCACTCCAACCTCCACTATCATTCATTTTTCGTGCATTCATGTAAGAAAAAGAATCTCTTGTAGGAACGAAATCAATAATTTTTTGTGTTGTGTATGAAGCCGAAGTTGGTATTGATACTACTTGGTGAATTCCGTTAAGTCTTGGGTGTTCAAAGTTCATGTGAACAATAATTTGACCAAGTTGGAATCCATGATTTCCTGAAAATTCAAATCTTTTATTGAAATTGTGCCAAGTTAATCCCGTAGTGAATCCGGGGTCTGTAATTGCTGTACCAATAACATATTGCGATTCATTTGTTTCTGTATCTATCAAATCCACAATAAAATTTTGCATACCTCTCGATTTAATAGAATACCACATAGAAGGTTCATCTAACTCTATCGTGCTATCGCCAATATCTATGTTTGAAGCAAGTCCATTCCAATCAGTCGAACCATCGGAATTCCATCCTGTAATTGTAGCGGCTTGTGCAGTGTTATACGGGTGCTGTAATTTAGAACCCTTTCCGCTTCGCATATATGGCTTGGGATGAATAACTCCGAACTGTGCTTGGAACCAAGGCGACTTAGGTAAATCACGCATCCAACGAGCGTGTGCAACTCGATGCTGAACTCTATCGTAAGTGTCTTGGTCGGGAGCCGTATCGGAATAGTCATGTCGTATAATAGGAGGGTTTTCGGGAGGGGTGTTTGTTGCTCCGTTAATTGATGTGTATTTAATTATATCCCCATTAACCGGGTTTCCGGTATTTGCTTCATGCTCAACTAAGAAGGTTGTTGATGATGGAACTCCTACAACTACAAAGTCTTGACAATGAAAATCTGCGGTTCCACTTGAAGGGGTGTTATCGCAAGTAAAACGAAATTTATCTCCAAAAGAAAGTCCATGTGCTGAACCCGTAGTACCCAAATACAAGTATTTTGTTGATGTAATACTACCTTTGCGAGTAAAAGCAACACCTATTTGAAGTGTATCTGCATAAGCGGCTCCGCTATCTGTAAGCCTCATTCGCACAAACGATACTCCGGTCGTGTCTCCCGGACCTCTTTCGTATTGAATATCGGCTACTGCTAAATCATCGTCGACAGAAGTACCTACCAACTTTACATAGTCACCTATTGCTATTCCTTGGTAGGTAGCACCACTTGTGGTTGCATTTACGCCATCATAGGCGATATACACATCTCGGTAATTTGTACCGCTTACTATTGCAAGAATATCATTGATGGCTTTGTTTGTTGCCCCATAACCATACCACTCTCTTTCTATGTTATTTGGTCCGTCTTGGTCTTCATTGATATACATTTGAATCAATGCAGAAGAAAATAATGATTGTCTACCTTCAAAAATAGCACTGTATTTTGTTGCAATATCACTGTCATTTCGTGTAAATCCTATTTCCGATTTTTTAGGTCGCAAATGACCTAATCCAAATAGCAAAGTGTCTGCAATAGCCGATGTTTCTCCTGCTTTCTTTTGATAAGCAGTAGTCATTGATAAGTGATTGCTTAAAGAAAAGAATGCACTTTGTCCCATTTCCCAAATAGGAAGTGTTCGGTCGAGAATGCTAAATGAATCCCTTGCACGAATAGTTGTTTTTAAAGTATTATCAAAACCTCCTTGTTGATGGTCTACTGCCTCGATATTACCCCACCAAATAGGTCTATTTTCTGCACTTTCAAACATAAGCATACGCCATTCAGTAGACGCTGTTCCTGTGGTTAAAGGAGCCAATGTGTAAGCATTACTATCATCAAGAATTTGTATATCAGCAGAAGAAATGCGATTAGCACCATAGTTGATATTAAATGAATTAACGGTAGGGAGACCTACTGTGTCTCCGTTAAATTTGTTAGTAAGTGGTAAAGCAACCCCCGCTCTATCAATCATTGTAGTAAGGGAAACATGAGTATCGGAGTCATGCGCCCAAACGAGGTCAAGCGACCATCCAATAGCAGAAGCCATATCGTGACCGCTAATGTTAATTACGCCGTTTGCGAATTCGGTTGTGCTACCATTAGCATAAGCCTTCCATGTGTTAAGAACAAAATCGGGAACTACCTCAATATCTGCCCAAATACTATTTTCGTCATAAGGAAGTTCTGCTCCTTCACCTGTATTAAATCGCAAAGGATTTCCGGTTATTCCTAAATTAGTAAGTGTTATCGGTACGGTGATAAGAACTTGAGTATCGCTAAAATCTCCTGTGGATTTGTTAAATGAAGCAGTTGATTTGTAGCCAATTTTCAATTGATACTGTGTTAATGTAAATTGACTAATTTTGTGAGCAGACAATCGCAAATGAAATGACTCACCGATTCCTTTAAATCTTAAAGGCCCATCGTAAGAAAGAAGCCTTTGGGTTCCGCTTGTTGTCGAAGGACTACTTGCTCCATCCCCACGCTCGATATACTGTTGATGGATTAAAAATGGCATATTTGAAGGCGATTTAATTTCATGTAAGTAAGAGGTTGGTTTGGTTGCCGTCTTTGCGAGAGTAGGTTGTTCGCCTGTGTAGACTCCTGCAAATGCAACAGTAGCCATAGTCTTGTCCGGAGTATCGTGCGTATTATCGCCTGTATGTCTCGTTAGTCCCTTTTGATAGTAAGAAACAGGGTTTCCAGCAGACTTATTGTAATTAGCAGATGTGCTTAGGTCCGAGGTATCATTTCTTGAAACAGGTGCTAATCCATAAGAAAAATCCATTTCTCCTACGGAGGCATAATACACTCCTTGCGATTCATGTCCATTTCGGAACATTAAATAATTATCACCGGCTACACCATTAAATTTCTGTCGGTTAGCACAAATTGAAATCGGGTGCTGTAATACACTTCGGGCAGAAAATGATTCGGTATTATCTGCTACAAAGTCCCTTGTAGCCCATTCAGCAAGACCGCTATTATGCGCTAACTTTTCTACGCCGCCTGCAAGTTGATAGTAAGAGTCATTTTCGTCGGCTCCGGGGTCTGCTGTCATATAGCCAGCCACAGTACCAAATACTCTTTCGGGATAAGTAAATTTAAAACGAGGATTTAGTCTTGCGAATGAACCAATCACAGAGCCGAAGTGGGAAATTGTGTGGTCGAGGTCACGGTATGTAGCAGGGTTTTGGTCGTCTGCGATTGCTCTCGCTGACGCAAAGTCGTCATAATATCCGGATAGCCAAAAGTTGTATTCTGTATTTACTTGTTTCACTATGCTCCGACTCCTTGCGCTCTTAACTCATCTAACACGCCACGCGTGACTCTGTCTACCATCTGTTCTGTATTATAGCCGTTAAATACATTGTGTTGCACAATTTCTGTCTTGTGTAGTAGGCTTTCAACTCCGCCCTGTACCACTTGCTTGTAAAGTGCGCCTGTGAAATTTTGTCTTTCACCAAAGAATAGTTCTTCTCTTGCATTCGCAAATGCTTCTTGTTGCTGTGTAATTGTGTTATACAACTCTTGTTCTTCCGAAACAAATTGCGAATTTGCGTCCGATTGCACAGCAAGTAAAGATGTATAATACTCGTTCATAAATGTGCTTGACTCATCCGATAGCATACTGCCTGTTGCTTCCATGTATTCTGCAACAAATGTTTCTGCGGCGGCTTTTCCTTCTGCTCCTTCTCCAAAATACTGTACGAATTCTTCGCCTGCAAGTGTTCCTGTGACTTTGTATTCGTTTAAATCCATTAGCCCTAACGCATCTGCTAATTCCGCCGCATCCATAAATTTACCCATGTCATGCTCTTCAAACCCAACCGAAAGACTATTGGTATTTTTCATTAGTGGTCCTGTCGCTACAATTTTTTGCGCTTCATCAATCGCAAGAATTTGAGATTCTGCTTTTGTTAGCAAATTGATTGATGCTTGTAGACCTGCGGCAAGTTCAGTATTGCCTAAACCTGTGGCAGTAATCTTTTCTTCTCTTATTGTAGCAAGTCTGCTTTGCAAATCTTCAAGAGTAGTACCTGTAAGTTCAGCATTTTGCTTAAGGTCGTTAAAAGTAGTCTCTCCATAAAGACCATTAAGAATAGGAGTGTCGCCTGCCGCACCGGACAAGTCGCTAAGAATACTTACAGTGTCATTTAGTTCGTGATTGATGTTTTGAATATCGAGAAGGTCGGACTTTAATTTGTCTCCGAACAAAGGCTTGAATATGTATTCAAATCCTGCGTATGCCGCAAGAATAGATAATGCTCCAACAAGCAGAGTAATACCTCCGCTTGCAAGAGCAGTAGCACCTGCTACTTGCATTGTAGAAACAAAAATTGCTTGAAGGGCGGGAACTGCGGCGGTAAGACCAACTAATGCCATACCGTACATAGCCGCCGCCATTTGGTCTTCTTCTGCTACTATCATAGGTAAAATCATAGCAGTTCCCATAAAAGCCGCATTAACTGTTTTCATAGCGGCTCCTGTTGCATAAAGTTGCGTTGTCGTTGCCTTAAGACTTACAATAAATCCTTTTTGTGCCGCATCAGTAGTTTTTGTGCTAACTCGATAGGTTTTATCAGCAGTAATAAGAGATTGAATCGCAATCCTTTCTTCTGCAATTGTTTGGATTTTTTGTTGAGTAGTCAGTATGTCTTCTCTTGTAGCGTCTACATTCAATCCTTTTGACATTCGTTCTGCTTCTCTTAAACGAAGACCTGCTAAAATGTCTTGTTGCTCTCTTTGAGCGTGTGCTAATTCAGCGTTTTTTGCAACAAGCCCTTCCTTTACTTCTACGCTAAGTGCTTGGTAAAGAACAACTTCTTGTTGCATTAACTCGGATTGCGTTTGTAGTAGTTGATTTTGCGATTTTTGTGCTTCCACAGTCTTATAAATTTGCTCAATACTACGCTTTTCCATAGCCATGCGGCCTGCTTTTTGAGAAGTTAATGTCTTTTGTAGGCTCGCTTCTTGTTGCTGAACATAGACTAATTTACGAACCTCAGTTCTTTGTTTAGCAATACTTCCTTCTGCCCCACCTAATTTTCTTAGAACTGCATCTTGTTTTTTCATTTGGCCTGTCAATGCTCTTTTTTGGGCCATATCTTTTTTTCCGGAAGAAAGAGAAGCAAGTTGACGAGAAATCTTTCTTTTTTCGCTTTGCGCTAATTTTTTGTTGTTGTTAAGCCTTTCAAGTTCAACCGAAGCATCTTTGCGAGCAAGAGCGGCTAAGGTAAGACGGGATTGTTGTTGGCGATTCATAAGGGAAAGTCGATGCTCTCCTGTCGCAATAAGTTCTTTTTCAAACCCATTTTGCAATCGCATAATCAATGCGGCTTCTTGGTAAGTACGAACTTGTTCTTGCATAGCCGCAGAGTTGACATTTGTGACTGCACTAAGAGTCTTCATGGAAATAATGATATTTCCTACCATAAACAAAACATCACCAATAGGCGAGAAAATTTTATCATAAGTCCCTGCAACTGCCATTATTCCACCTACGGCTTCTTGGACTCTTTCGCTTTTTAGCAAAAATCCAGCCATATTCAAGAACTTTTCTTCGGCTCTAAAAGCAGTCATGTATGCTTCGGTAAGGTCTTCACCAATCTTTTGTCGCATATTTTCAAGAGCGGCTTCCATTTGTTGTGCTTGGAAAACAGCCGACTTTGCTTTGTTATCGAATTCTTCAAGTGCGCCATATTGTCCTTCAAAAGCCGCAGTCTGCAACTCTGTTAGACGGGTTTGGTTTTCCATAATCTTTAGGAATTTAATGTAGTGACGGGAACCTGCTACTGAAACAGCAAGAGAACGCTTTTGTGCAGAGTCCATTTCTCCGTATGCAGGAGCCAACTTTTGAATAACATCGGATAATTTAAGTTGCGCTACCCCTTGAGCATCCAATTCGGGAATCAATTCTGCAATTGCTTTTGTAGCCTCATTGTTTGCATTTCCAAGACGCTGATAAATCATTCGCAGACCTGTACCTGCACGACTCACTTCTTCACCTGTCTCAAGCAAAAGAGCAGACATAGCCGCCATGTCACCAATCGACTCACCTGCGATATCTGCTTGGCTTGCGAATTGGTTAAGAACAAAAGTAATGTCTTCCATTGTAGCGACAGAAGAGTTCTCAATTGTGTTTAATTGATTGAGTGTGTGGATAGAGGACTCACGGACAATGTTTGCCTGTTGCTCTGCGTCTAAAGCCTCGTATTGAGCCTTTGTAAGACCTCCGTACATAAACGCAGTCTGCTGTGCTAAGTTAATAAAACGGTTCATACCCATTTCTGTTTCCATTTCACCAATCTGTGCAAGCAAAAGACCTTGACGAGTAGCCTCAATAATTGCTTGTTGCGATTTTAACACGCCCTTAAGTTGAGCGGTACGAGCGGCGGCTTGTAGTGCTTCCCCACCTGTAAATGCAAACGCAAGACCCATTTCTCTTGCTGATTCAGCAAAGGCTTCCATTTCGGGACCGTCGCCGTAAAATTTACGAACACGGACAAGTTGTTGTTCATACTCAAAGAAAGCCTCGACTACTGTGTTAAGTGCGCCGGACATGGCTCCTGTCATGTCTGTAAAGGAATCTTGGACAGCACCCATAGCGTCCATCATAATTGCTTGTTGGACCGTCATAGCGGCCTTACTGTCAGCAAGTAATCGAGTAGATTGTAAGCGGCCTACAACATCGAAAAAGACTCGTGCCGCACCTGTCTTAGCCATTACTCACCCATCCAATCGTCAATTACGGAACCCATTTGTTTTGGAGATACAGTGGCTCTCTTTTGATTTCTTCGGGCAACTGCGCTTTTAGCACTTGTTCTTTTATTAGTTGCTTCATTTGTTTGTTCTGTGATGCGCTCGGAAATTTCTGCGGCAATTGTAAGGTCGAATTCAAGCATAAGAAACCCTCCTTCACAATCATATTTTGCAAATAATTCGCTTGGCATAACTCCCTTAAACGCTGAACACAGACTTGGTGCTACTTGGGAGATTACTCCAAAGGGACTGCGCCCTCCAAGTCGTCTCCTCGGACGAATGAAAGTAGCATCATTAGTTCTTCCGATGTTAGCAAATTAACATCGACGGTTTCATCGAGAATACATTGGGGAAGCCAACCTTGGATTTGGTCTTGAAGACCTCCGCCGTTTTCATCAAGTTCTGTTGCGAATTCTTGTTGTTGTTCGTCAGTCCATTTGATAGGGTCAGTACCAAAATGTCGACACTTTCGCAAAGTTGCGGCCTGCACCTTTTCGATTTTTAATTTATCCATTCCGGATGCTTGCCGCACCCAAATTTTCTTTCCGTTGTTTAGTTCAATTTCTTTCTTTAAAACAGGCATTGTTTTCACTTTCCTTTACTTCTTTTACTATTTGGTTCATAGAACCGTCCATTGAAGACAAACAACTGCTTATGTTTGTCATGGAAAATCAACCTCAAGCAGGCACTTCGTAGGTTAAAATTGCAGTGCAGGTATTACCGGAACTTCTGCGAACAATTGAAATGTCAAAAATTTCTGTGTTCGCCCCAAGTCCTCTAAGTATGGTTTGGATAGCCGCACCAATAGTAAGATGAGTACCATGAACTGTGGAGACAGTGACATTTGCAGGAACTTGAATAGGCATTTAAATCACCTATTAACCTCAAGCATCATAGTCGGCTTGTCCATCACTTGACCTTGCAGTAATCTTAACCATTTGGTCTGCTCCGCCTAAGTCGTAAAGACCGTGAAAGTTCACAGTCATAGTTTGCGAATCTCGTCCGGAGACTGATGTTTCCGGCATTTCGTAAATCAACTTAAAGAAGTCAAATTTAATGTAGTGAGTAGCATCCACATAAAACAAAGCAGACAAAGCAGGAGTGCTTGCACTTGGGTTTTGTAGGTTAGCAGTTCCGGGCATTAGTTCATCAAAGAATGGTTCTGCCACAACATCACCTGTTAGCAAAGCCTTGTGGAAGGTAATTGAACCGGACACTTCTCGCATAGTTGATGGAGGAGGTCGAACGCAAGTATCATTAGCCAAGTTATATGAATTGTCAATATCTCGGTTAGTTTTGATTTCAAAGTCAATACTTTGGACGAGGTCCGAGTGAGCGGAACTTGCGTCAGCCGTTGCATCGAAGTTGACATAAGACTTTGCGAAATGCGCCGCATCTCCGGTATATGAAGGAACGGCAGTTGCAAGGGCTTGAGTTGAACTGCTTTGCTTTGCTCCTGTCGTGCTAATAGTTAGCATAGAGTATTCGCCGATGCTTGCAGAAACGCTAATGCTTTCAATAACTTGACCGGGGAAAATGTGTTCTTTGTCGTCACGACCTACACGAAAAGTGTATGATGGAAGTTGTGCTGAACTACCATTTCCGAGTTCAGTAAAAGTTCGCTCCGCAGTGGTAGGGTCCGAACCAGCGGGGGTGTCATTACCCATGATACCATGAAGCAACATAAGAGTAAAATCATCCGGTTGCAAAGCCATGCTAACGCTACCTTCGGAATACAACTTGCTTGTGATTGCTTTTGCTGAACCGTAATAGTTCATGTCTTCTCTCTTTAGAATATCGTAAGATTGTTGGAATCCTTCGCTTTCAACTTCGCCAACCGCTTCTGCGGCAATTGCGCTATTAAATGTTGATTCTTTTCCTACGCTTACATATCGCGTATGATTACCGGCCATGTATTAAACCATGAATCAAATCACTTATGAAGGTTTCTCACACTTCTCGCATAAACATACGAACCTTTTTCATATAAGTTATGGTTAAGATGTGAATACACACTACATCGTCGTCGTCCATCTTGCTATCGAGGTCGGCTTGGTATGAAGTAATTGAGTCAACTCCTGCCTGCAAACCTGTCTGCGTATAAAGTTCATCAAATACTTCTCCCATGATAGAAAGTCCTTGTCTGTAAGCATTTTTGTAATCTGTCCCTCTCGTAGTAATGTAGACAATAACATTGTATTGTTGGTCTGTTCTTTTTCCTGCGAGAGTCAAGAAGTCGGGAGATTGAATTTTTTGTGTCACTACATGGACAGAGGGAGCCTGTACCCGATTAACAAAGGCATTAGAAGATAAATCATACCCGTACACAATTGCGGCATCAGTGACATGCGTTTTTAGGTAAAATCTATTGCTATCCTTCAAAGTCTGTACGACACTTAGTCCGGTTTGCATAAGACTGTTAGTGACCCAATCGGACATATCCATTTCATCGGGAGAATATGCCCCAAATGTAGTAAAATACACTGTGTACCAATCAACTGAACCTGTTGCGTTTCCAAAGTATGCGCCTTGTGCGCTTGAAGAAGAACCTGTGACTGAAATGTAATGTTGTTGTGCGTCGTCGTCTTCAATAATTTCACGCATATACAAATTAGCAGTACCGTCATTAGCAAGTGTTAATCGCAAAATACAAGGTATGGGAGAATCTTCCCCCATGCTTAAGTCGAGACCTACTGTTTGAACAGTAGTAGCACCTACGAGATTTAATTTGTTTGCATTACTTGATGCTTGGACTTCAACTCTGTGGGTTCCGTTATCAAGAGCCATTAGCATTTCTCCATTATTAGGAGTTGAAGTGTATGCAACAGCAGTAATTAGCGTAAGGTCATTATCTGTTGCTTCGATTGTATATTTCCATTTTTGGTTAGTGACTCTCCAAGCACTACCACTAACAGAACCCGAAGAACCGGAAGTAAGAGTCCATGCTGTGTTATAGTCTCCTCTTGGTGAAGCAGGGTCATTCCCTGCAAGGCGCGATACCCAATAATGACTTGATTGTGCAATTCCCATATTAAAACCCCAACTCCGGTGTAAATCCGTGTCTTGCTCCGAATCGTTCCATATCTCTTTTTATTCCTGCTTCAAAGCCTTTAATGGTTTTTTCTTCAATACTCAACATATAATCATATCCTTCCATACCGGGGTGTACCCCTCGTTCCATCATACCATAAGAAGAATTTTCTACATTACCTGTTTTTAAATAATTGCTAATAGAAGAACGAACAATTGCAGGAAGGTCTTTTGAATAATTGTAGGGGCCATATCCTGTCGCTACTATTCTTGAAAGAAATCCTCCTCTTGAACCTATTTGACCGAGAGGAGCCTGTTTGATATTTTCTCCTGTGTGGATTCGCAAGGCAGGGCTACCGGGAACTTCGTCCACTCTAAGTGACATGGCTATTCTTGAGTAAATGCTTCTTGCTCCTGTTTGAGGAATCATTTCTCTTCGCAAAGGACCGGCCATATCGTAAAGGTCTTCTTTTGCATCTTGAACTGCTTCTTCTGCATAAGCCCTAAGCAAATCTCGAATATGTCGGTCTCCGTCAATTCCTACTGAATCTAAGGCTCTCCTGTAATTCTCTGCATCCCAATCAATACGAAATTGTGACTGCAAAGCACCATAAGAACTATGCCTTTTTCCTTTGTATAGCGAGTACCCGTCTCCGTATGTAGCACCACCATACCTTCTCGGACCACCTTTCTGTCCGACTTGACGAGGACCACCCCAACCATAGCGTAGTTGCCCCCTTACGACTCCCATAATCACACCTGTCCAAGATGAGCAAGGCGCACAAGACAATGCTTGCCTCTATCTAAGAGGCTACCGCCTCGCAAATTCCCACTATTTTGTAAAGTCGCTTCATCTTCGAGATAAAGACCTGCGGCCATATCAGCGCATATTTCTTTAACGACATGAGCATATACTCCTTCTTGCACTTTGCTATTATTAACATGAGTAAATGAAATACCTGTGCAACCTGTAAGGTTGTTTGATGTTTTTCCTGTCCAAGAAAATGAGTCTCCTGCGATATTACCACTACCCGATACGCTAAACGAAGAAGCGTCTGTAAGAGTAATTGTAGTAGCACCTACCGCTATTGCACCATTAAGTGTATTTTCTTGCGAATGTTTGCTTGGTTCCTCTCTTCCATAATCAAGAAAGCATTGGTCGATTTGAATAGCGGCTCTGCGAATGCAATTTTCAATACGACTTTCAGCGCGTGTTCTTTGTGCGCTATCAAGTCCAATGCGGGAACCCACATCTGCAACTTCGCAATAAGCATGACTCATTCTAATGCACCCTTTAAATTTTCAATTAAAAGAGCCTTTGTTCCTTCTGCATCGACATTATGCTTTACACAAAGTTCAGCCAATTCTGCTTTTTTCATTTTCTTCATAGCGGAAATTGAAGGTAGACTTTCTACTTCTTCTGCAAGGTCTTCGATGGAAGTCGCAAGTCCAATGGCTTCATCAAGACTGATTTCGCCATCGGCTATTGCTTGTTTCCATTGTGCAAGTAGTTGTTTTCCTTTAGTCAATCCAAATCCAATCGCAAATAAAGCGATTCCACCGGCTAATGCGTATTCATTCATTTTTTTCACCTTTATAGTCAATAGACACTGCTTTTGAAAGGGGAATCACCGTAAAGTGACGCTCCTCGCCGTCCCTAAATAGACGATAGCCATGTGGTGTCTCTTCAATGTTGACATTTGTGTAGCATCTTTCCGGTGGTTGGTACACAATCTTTCCTTTTCTTTTAATCATTTTTTTCACCTGTTATCAAATCTTTCTTTTCTTTCTTTTCTTCTGCGTCAAGTTCTTGCGATTTAGCGTCAAACCATGTGTCGAGTAAGGTACATCTTGTCATTTTATTCACCTCATGCCAAAAGTCCAATAGATTGTAGGGCGGCGATAATACTATCAAGACTTTGTTGGAGTGCTAATTCGTGAGGTGTTGCGGCTGATGGATTAAATCCAAATGCAGTTGGGTCTTGCGCTGTCGGTTGCGAAGCGGCAGTTGCACCAAAGAAACCAAGTTGAATTGCTCCGCTTTCAGCATTTCCAACACGCTTCATTTCAATTAACTTTTTAGATGCAGGTACTAATTGAGTGGAGATATTACCACAGGCAATATCAAATGCCCCCGAATCTCGTTGACCGATTTGCCAAACGGGATTGTCAAGTGTTGCGCCATCAGTAGGGCTTGAATTGTCATTTTGAATTTGAAGATGCCCAAACGCATTAAATAGGGTTTGGCCTTGAGCATGTTCAAATTTAACTGAATAGTTGCTGTTGCCCGAATGCACATGGAGGTCATAGTCGGGGGATGCTTCGTTGATACCCACACGGTTATTGCTGGTATCAAGGGTAATTGGGGCCACTGAACCGCCACCCGAAGCCGCCGCCCATTTGACACCGGATGCTTCCCCACTGTCGGCGGTTAGAACATGGTTGTTCGTTCCCACTGCCAAGCGCGTGAGAGTGTTAGCGGCGGTTGCTACAAAAATATCGCCCTTTGCATTAACATCGGTTTCCATGACTGCACCTGCGGCATTTACATTTGTTGCGTCTGTCACATCTGCCGATGATTCAATACCGTCTAATTT